AGGGAGATAGGATACGCAGCCCTCAAAACTTTCAAAAAGGCCCCCACCCCCACATTGATTGATAATGATTCTCATCCTCACTACCATTTACACTATCATTACTATTCTCATGCATGCACGGTAGGTATGTGGTGAGAATGATACATGTGTGAGTTGTGTATAACATGTGCATAAGTATCCATTTGTTTTTCACATGATGAGATGACATTTTTTGATGTGAGAGTGACAGATTTTTGCAGTGTCCGACACTCTCCGACACATTTCCCCACTAAACTGTTGTTTATTTGCCTAAATACTGCTGGCATGCTGATTGCATACATTTAGGGCGCAAGTTGTTGATTGTAGGAGGTAGTGGTATGAACTGGTTTCTTCATTGGAATTTACGCGCAGCGGTTGCTGATAGCTGGAATATGGCTTGTTATAATGCCATTTCAGATGAAGCTGAGTTTTGTTGGTTGCCCAATTTCGGGTATTAATACTCTAACCTAACCCTAGGAGATTATCATGAGTGTTATTTCTAACCGTCACACTGTTGTTCCCTTTGTTGCTGGCAAAACTGTCCCGTTTGAGGGGCAAAGGCTGGCAAAGATTGGGTACAAGAGTACCAAGAATGCCAAAGCTAGATTTGCCAGTGTGGCAGTCTCGGTTCCTGCTGTTGGTGATTCTGTGCTTGCCAATCTCACTCAAGAACAACAAACCAATCTGTTGCAGGCATTGCAAAGTGCAATCGAAACTGCGCAGGATGGGATTATCAGGTCCCTGTATGAATCGGCAGATGGCACGTTGAAAGAAGTTGCGGATGATGAGATCGGTGTTAGTGCAATCATTGGCTATCTCACTGCGGAGAATGCTGGAAATAGGCTCACCAAGGATGGTATTATTGCATGGTTTGATGAGAATGTTGGTGATAGTTTGGGTGTGATGATTGCATCCAAGCTGGGTGTAGAGGATATTACACCTGCTGTTGAGAAGCATGTGGATGCATACCGGCAGTTGTTTGGTAGTTTGGCAGGTGGCAAAACAATGCTGCAAGCTAGCCAGATTGGCAGTGTGCGCAAGGCATTGGAGATTGCAGCAGTTGAGGATGCAATGCATGATCGGCTGGTAAAGCGGCTGGTTAGCATGGAAGCACCGAAGAACATCGAAGAATTGTTGGAGCTCTGATAGATGCAGTGATAACTGCTAGGGTGCAAATAGCCTACTCTCTCTGTGCTGGTATAGATAGAGAGAATAGTTATATGTGCATTTTAGAAATGATGTTGATAGCCCAACAGTCTATTTAGACCGATAGCCTAATAGCCCGTTGACCCCTCCCTCACCCCCTCCGCTGCGCTACGTGGATTATTAGGTACATAGTTACCCATTCTCTGTATCTATCCATTCATCTACCTCATACCCACACCACATATATAACTTATCTCCCCTATATTATCAGTTTTAACTTTTTAGTAGGGGTCTATAAAAACCCTGTTATGTATAGGATTGGTAATATAGGTGTAGAATGGTTAGATGTAGATGGGATGAATAGATAGAGGCTGGCAGTTAGATGCATACATATCTGCCAGCAAATGCCGCTTGACCCACCAGGGCGCATGCGTTAGGCTATTGGGCTAGCGGTCTTTTTAGATGCCTTTCTTAGCAAAACAAAGCAATTAAGATTTATCATGTGGACACCAAATTGCATCGATTATCTTCTCTCACTAGAGTTGCATGATTCTCTAAATGCATATCCTCATGTTGTTAAGACAAAGAAACATCTGACTGCCAATGGATGGAATTTTTGGGTAGTCACACAGCGTAGAGGCAGATGCTATCCCACTAAAAAAACAATAACAATCCCTGCATGGACATTTAATAATCCTAAGCGGGGCAAAGATTTTCATGTGTATTATATCTGCCACGAGATGGCACATGCATTTGGACATGATAATCACAATGTTGCATTCATGAAATGTTTTATGGGTATCTGCCCTAAAGAATTACAACATCATGAAATTGGTTATAAACCAAGGGCAGCAGTTACTGCTGGAATTAGTTTACTTGACATATTGTAGGAGAAACAAGCATGTATGAATATGTTGAGGGTCGTCTCGGCATTCTTGATACCATAAGCAATTATATGTATATCATGGATGGATTTGGTAATCTTGTGTTGGTTTCTTATACATTGCACAATGGTTATTTTCAAGAACACTAGATAGGAGAATCAATCATGGCTGTGTTAAAAGCTGCATTAGCTTTTCCTCCATTGTATGGAGTTACAGGCTGTAGAATGTCACAAGCTATTCAAGTAGACCATACAGTGCCTCAAAATAAGGGCATGAATAGCTTGTTCAAAGATTCTATTCACTGTATTGATGCCCCTATGCATATTGTTGTTGGTACTACACAAGTAAGTGGTGTGGTGTGGTTAAAGCACATAGGCAGAGAAGAGTTTTCTAACTAGGAGAATTAATCATGGACAGAGATTATTGGATCAATCGTCCTGCTGACTACAGTGCATTCAGGGATTATATGCTGATGCATACGCATGAACAATGGTGGAAAGCCGCTGTTGAAGAACCTTGGCACTGCTGGGAAATTTGGCCTTTTTGTGGAGCATAATCATGTTTTCAGTACATCTAGATTCTGAAGGTGATGTGGTGTTTGTGATGTTTTGGATCATGCATCTGACATTCTACAAACCCTATCAAAATCGTCTACCCATTGTCACTTGGTTCAGAGACTGCCAATAACACAGGAGATAATCATGAAAATGCGTAATCGGCGTCATAATTGGTATAACCAATTCACTTATTGTAATGGGCGTATTTGGGTGGTAGTTAACACTGCTATGATTGGCTTTGCAATTCCAGGGAAGTTGCCATCATGAAAATGCGCAAGCGTAAGCATCGGACTCTTAAATCAATGTTTAAATAAGGAAACAACATGACAATCATTCACAAAGAATTTCTCATTGCTTGGCTGCAAGGGAAAGAAGTACAAGTAAAACTTAAGGGAGGGACTAATCCTTGGCTAATTCTTCTTGAAGAATCAAAGGCACTATCGCCATCCGAATTATTCTATAATGAAAGGTATGAATTCCGGCTCAAGCCAAAGGAACAGATGTATCGTGTTGCTTTGCTGAAGCATCTTGGTAATGATGATTTGTATACTACTACTGCAGATTCCAATCAGCCAGATAATGAATCATATATCGAAAAGGACGGTGGTTTTATTCGCTGGCTCACTGATTGGGTACCATACTCAGTTGAACTCAACTCTTCCCAGGAGAAATAATCATGAAAAACACTGAATTCATCATTGGTTGGTTGCAAGGAAAAGATGTTGAAGTAAACATATACAACACATGGATAAAATTAGTATCTGTTTTTGAAACAGATATTATTCCTCGTAATTTACTTGCAAATTGTCCAATGCGTTTTGCAAAAGAAAAGATTCAAGTGAGAATCTGGAGACACAGGCATGGATCTAATATTGCCTGGTTCTCAAATACTATGTTTACTCAAATAGACATAGAAAAACAGCACAATTTTATCCGTTGGATTACTCCAACACTTGAATACACTGAGGAATAATCATGGCACTATCTGAATGGCCACATACTGGCAACATTGATCTAAAAGAGATGTATGTTGTTGTTTGCATAAATGATGCAGACAATAAACATCCCACAGTTCCACAAATGAATCAATACACAGATGAGAATGCAGATGTTCTCTTTGGTATTGATAATGCAATGGTAGAATTGCAACATAATAGAAAGTATTATCCTGAGCGGACATTTGTTCTATACAAACTTGTTCCTCAAACAGAACCCGATCTATCAGCCACATAACCACTATGGCACAGAAATTCCGTCCATATCTTTCTGCAGCAGAGCTAAAACATATAATCCTTCTTCTCCGCAAAGATGCTTCTGCTGCATCCCTTTCAATAGCTAAATCATTGGAGGTATTTGAGTTTAAAATCACAAATGACATAAACCGCCCATCTTACATTCCTACCCCTCTACCTACAATAGCCCAGCGGCTAGAACTAGGTGAGGGCGCGCCTGTTTCTGAAACTGCTGAGGACAAAAGATTGCGGGCGTTTGCTAAATTCACCGCTAATCCATCTTTTTGTTCTTCACATGAAATCTCTTTAGCCCAAACTTATCGCTATACTCACAAACTCATGAGCACTGAAGAAAGGAATCATTATGAGAAAGAATTATTTGGATCACCGCCAGAGCCTGAGGAACCAGTTCTATCATGAGAAATATCATCCGCAAACAATGCTTGGATGGTGGATTGAAAAGATCACCTATTGGGCAATTGGTTGTTTGATTATTCTGGTATGTTTGTATGAATGAAAGTTTCTCATCATGAATCTACTAGAGCCTGCCATTCTCGGCCTCCATCTTCTCTCTTCTCATTATCCTAACCATTCGGAGTACAATAATGTCAATCCCGGAATCTACGCAACCTACCTTGTATCAAAATCTGAACAATCCCAACAGCGATTCAGATTATTTGAACCGCATTCAATTACAATTGGGCTTTTTAAGAACTCAGAATCCAACCTATCAACTTACTCTACAGCAAATTTCTTATTGCCTTATCAATTCCAAGCTCACATTGGAGCAAGCACAGGATATTCGAGAGCAAATATTGTCCCTATTGCAGCGGTCTCAAAAACATTCAAACTGTCTGATAGAATGTTTGCAAGACTTACAGGTATCCCACCTACTGGAAAAACCTCCGGTGTAATTCATCTCTCTCTAGAATATTCTTGGAAACAGTAAATACAGGAGAATGTCATGGCTAAAAACAAAGTTGAACTATCAATCAAGTGCTGGAATTCCATTATGGATGAATGGGAAAGTTCTTGTCCTATAGTGTATATTGACTATGGATTCAATCTTTATCTTGGTAAAGCAGCCAGCAAATGCAAAAGTAACAAACAGTGTATAACAAGTATGCACAAGGATGAAGCTATCTTATTCTATCTCTTCGTAATGCTTGCTGAAGGATTGGAGTTCTAACATGAATAAATTTACTGAGGCGCTTCTTGCTGATGAAACCTATGCAAATTGTTATGGACAACTTACATTTACAAGTGTTATGAAGGTATTTAATCCTAATTGGAAACCCGCAGAACAATATCATCCATTCAACGAAATATTTGATTATTGGTGGCAATCAGGTGAATGTTATGATTGGAAAGCTTCATTCATTTGTTTTCTAGCTGCTATGTCAGATAAGGATTTGAAAGAGCTAGATTTCCTACCTCGTAAACCATTTAATTCCTAACTATTACTACACCCAACTTGGGAGATTCTAGATGAAAATCATTTGTGCTTTTTCCTCCATTGAGTTCACAGTAGAGCATTTCCCCATTACTCTATCTTCTCGTGAATCTTATCATCCCATCTTTGATATTCCACAGCGTTCCCTAATTCCACTTCTTTCCAAATGGAGCAGCGGCGGCCTTACTCCAACAGATTCATACCTTCTTTTCTTAGCCGCTCTCAAATCTACTGAGCTTGTTAACTTCCGTGTGCCTGCAATCAGAACTACACAGACAGACTCCCTAATTGCACAAAACATGGAAGCCCTCTTTAGGGCAATCATCCGTATAACTTCTGTATCCAATCCGGCCATCACATTTCCACATTATGTAGTGTCCCGAGAAACTCGTGACCTAGAAAATGTAAAGTACTGGATTGCTAACTGGCTTGATTCCTACCAGAACTTCCAATCTGGTTACGCTAATGACATTCTCCAGAAGAAGCTGGCTAAGAAAGAAGCTGTTCTGGATAGGCTCATTATGAATTCCCATGTACCTATCTCCCGATATGCAGGTTCATTAGCCGAATGGGCGGCGGTTGCTGGAAACTTCCCTGAGTATCTAACTCCCAATCATTTCCACCGTGAACCGGCTAGAATTCCAATGGCCGAGTTCTGGAAAGAGATCATTGTTAAGTGTGCAAACGCTGAGTCAGTTTTCTCTGTGCCTAAGCAAGACTTGTATGATTTGCTAGAGCACTGTGAAACTAACATTGATTTCGGTACCAAGTATTCCATGAAACTTTTTGAGCTTCTGCGTAATGCAGTGGCAAAACAAAAGAACTTCTTGGAACTTGGAGACCAAGACCTCTCAACTACGTTGTGGCAGTTTCCTACTGAGGGCGCTACAACTGAGCAATCTAATATTCAAGGTCTAATTCTTGCGGCCACAGAAGAAGAACCACAACGTAAAAACTATGAAACCAATTTCCAATATCTAAAAGCCCGCTCTAGGTGGTTGCTTGCAAAAAGGTATGGCAAAGGTGGCGCGGATAAGGGAGAATCTAATGAATGATCTTTCCACTCCAGCATATCTTCGCAAATCATCTATCAGAACTGTAAAGAAAGGATTACTTTCCCATGTACTTACTACTTTTCATCTTCCTCCTACCATTTCTGCTGGCCTACATCGCTACTATATTTTGCATTGGAGTGGTAGTTATCTACTGTCAGCCAGAAATCTTCGAGGATTCGTAGAACACCAAGGAATAGAATACGCAATCATATGGCATGAATGTAGTGAGCGTGATTTAGTTTCATTTCCTCGCGCCCAAGTTGCGGTTTCATTCCGTAAACTGCGCGGGATAGATTTGGGATACGCGATGGTAAAACTACTATCTCGCTAATTCGCTATTCGCGACTAAATCTATGGCGACCGGGTTGACATACTCTCAACAGTGTGTTACCCTGGTCTCTTACTTTGCATATTCACTATCTTCACTGCCACCATGAACAATCTTTCTCCACCTATTTCTAGACTCCAAATCCTCGCAGCCAAACTAAGAGAAGAAAGGGAAAAGTATGTCACCGAAACAACTTCAACGGAATCTACAGCAAAATCTATTTCTGGGAATGGCAATCAACACAGCGCTTTGGTACTACAAAACAACGCCAAAGAACACTCAGGTAACACTGATCGCTTTGGGCACCAAATCACCTATAACGATAAACAAAATCTCGCCGTGGAAACCATCGCAGCAGGAAAATCCTGTGTAGTTATTGGTGCGGCTGGTACTGGTAAAACTACCAGCATGAAGGGAGCAACTTCTGCACTTATCCAAACAGGTAAGGTGGGAGTAATGAAACCTGATGGACATAAACACCTTCTTCCAGGCTCTCCAGGCATTGTAGTTTGTGCGTATACTCGCCGAGCTACAGCTAACATTCGTAAGAATCTCCCGCTAGATTTGCAACAATGCTGCGTAACTATCCATAAACTGCTAGAATACGCACCAATCTACTATGATGTAGAAGATCCTGAGACTGGCGAAACTAAAAAGAAAATGGTATTTGAGCCAACTCGTCATGGGGGGCGGCCACTTCCTGAAACTATCAAAGCTATTTTCTTTGAAGAGTCATCAATGATTGGAACACAGTTATTCCAACAAGTGATGGCTGCCTGCCCGCATTGTCCGCAAATTATCTTTCTTGGAGATATTCAACAGTTACCTCCTGTGTTTGGACCAGCAATTCTTGGCTTCAAAATGCTAGAGCTTCCTGTTATTGAGCTGACAGAAGTTTATCGTCAAGCTCTTGAATCTCCAATCATCTCGCTAGCTCACAGAGTTCTTTCTGGGCGAGCCATTCCCAGATCCGAATTTGTTGCTCAATGGAAAAAAGAAGGACAACTAACCATTCGCCCTTGGAGTAAGAAGATTGAATGGGAACTTGCAATGCAGACAATTGGTGCTGTATTCAAGAAAGCCTATGATGAGGGGGGTTATATTCCTGGCGAAGATATGATTCTGATGCCCTTTAACAAATCTTTCGGCACCATTGAATTAAACAACATCATTGCTAACCACATTGCCCGCAAAAATAAGATTGAAACTTTCGAGATTGTGGCCGGCTTCAATAAAATCTACCTATCTCCAGGTGATCGCGTGATGTATGAAAAGGAAGATGCGATCATTACTAAGATAGAGAAAAATCCAGTATACACAGGTAAGCAACCGCAACCACATTCCACAACTCTGGATTATTGGGGATATGACCCTGTTTTGCATACTGATTCTCAGGAGGGAACTATCACTGATGACTCAGTAGACCTGTTACTTTCACAAGCTGCGGGCGATGATTCTGACAGAGTTAAGAAGGCATCTCACATTGTGCATATTAAAATGCTCGCACAAGCAAAAGAGGATGAAGATGAAGAAACTAAAGAGGACATTAAACTAGACAAAGCAAGTGAGTTGAATGCCCTGATTCTAGGATATGCACTTACGGTTCATAAATCGCAGGGCTCAGAATGGAGGAAAGTTTATTTCATATCTCACCAATCCAATGCAACTATGCTATCCCGTGAACTAATTTACACTGCTGTAACTCGCGCAAAGGAGGAGTTAGTTGTTATTTGTGAGCCGGAAATGTTTACAAATGGTTTGAAGAGTCAAAGAGTGAAAGGTAATTCTTGGCAAGAGAAGGCTGAATATTTCAAGGGTAAGATTGACGAAGGTTATATTGTTAACTAAACTGTACGGGCGGGGGTTGACAGCCATTCCGCTTTCGTGCATACTCCCCCACATGGCTGCAAAACAATCCCTGCATCCATACTAACCCCAAACCTAACTTAGGAAATATCATGACTGAGCAAACCGCAATTGTTCCCGGTGTTAACGCACTCGTTGATACCAAAGATTTCAAGTTCCGTTTCAAGAAGGATAAGCTTGAAAACAAGCGTCCAGATGTTGAATTGAAGATTGCAGTTCCTTCTACTGAAGGTCTGATTGACATTATCACCAAGGGTGGTAAGGGTCTGGAACTTGTTTTTGATAGCATGTATGACACCATGCGTGCTGCGATTGGTAACTATGTTGGTGACAATCTGGAGGTTAATCAAGCTAACTTCCCGCATGATAAGTACACCTGGGATGCAATTGCAAATCAACCGCGCGAAGATCGCCGTGTTGCCTACTCTGAAGAAGATTTCAAGGCATTCTCGGATGATTACATGGCTATCATGCCTGCACTCACCAACAAGAGCACGGAAGCTATTGGTCTTGCACTGCAAGTTTATCAGAAGAAGTTCAGTATTGTTAAGACCAACAAGCCTGTTCTGAAGAAGCTGCAAGCTCAATTGGCTTTGTATGTTGAACATACTAAGAAGGGTGAGGACTTCTCGGAGATTCTGGATGTTCTGACCAAGAAGCTGGAAACCTATCTGGCTTCGGATGATGTTGAACAACTGATTGCAAATCTGTAATCAGGAAAATCAAGCTGTACTCTCCCAGTAGGCAATACGAATAGTCTGATCAACTAGCTGGGTCTCAGGTCCATCAAACACTGGTGATGCAGTTACCTAGAGATATCGAGAGTAAGTGAGAAGTGGGAAGGCCCAAGCCACTTTAAAAAGTCAGACTCATCCTGGGCAAATAGATGTAAAACTGCCCAATAACTCTTGGTTACACACCCCAGAGAAAGTTTTTTGAAAGTGCTAGACAGGGCTGATAATTTAGACAGATTCTGAGCCTGGATATTTTATAGGAACTACTCAGACTGCATGCAAGATCACGTAAAAACTGGTCTCCTGTTAGCTAGCCGGTAAGAGAACTCCCTCCTGATGTGTACTACCTGAGCATGTAGTTAAAAGGCTCACTTAGTTTTTATACTTATCTGCTCCTGGATTCCTACTCTAATCGTCGCGGGTGACAGTACGAATCTTTGAGCAGATAACTATAAATACAAATAAATCTTTCCTGGCCATGTTTACCAGACAGTATGAAGAAATCTGGCACAAACTGAAAAATCTTCCACGCGATGAAGCTGAGAAGAAGGGAGTTTCCATCGTTGCAAATAAGGCGCATCACAGGCGCATTGCAAAGGCGGTCAGAAAAGAAAAGTGGATGGATTTGGTTTTCAAACTTGAGATAGAGCCAGCCCACGCAATCTTATACCACACACGTTCCGGAAGTATTCTCACCTTTATTTTGGTGCGGTACTCCGGAATTGGCACGCACAGACAAATCACAGTTGATGATCTGTAGGAGATACTCATGGCAGACACTGTAGTGAAAATCAAAGGTGAATGGAAAGCTGAAACAGATAGAGCAATGTGCTTGTTAGTTAAAACTGTTGATGGTTATCCTCCAGAAACTGAAAAGCGCGAATGGTTTCCAATCTCCCAGTGTCATAAGATTTTTAGACCTTCTGTCAAAGAAGCGCATGATGGAGCATTGCATGAATTACATGTGTCGCAATGGATTGCACAACAGAAAGGATTGGTATGAGCACTGATTCTTTTGTGTATGTCTACGCACGCAAGAGTTTGGATGGTAACTTACACAGACTTACCGCAGCTCCAGAAGGTAGATTGAAAGAGTGCTGTACCAAAGAAGCTCTGGATAATTTTCACGCCATGCATTTCACGCATTGTTTGAAGCCAGCTTTCATTATGATTCCAGGAGGTAAATTGTGAGTTCTTCCCTTGAAGCTCTCAAAGCTCGCTTGGCGGCCGCGAAACCTGTAACTCCCGAGCCAACTAAGATTGAAGCTCCAGTAGTTTTATCTCCTCCAATCTCTGCACCTGCTGCACCAAATATCAACACAATTGATTTGCAGTCCAAAGTTGCAGAACTTCAGGCGCGCTTGCTTGATAAGCATCCCATGATGCCAAAGCTACTTGAGGAAATCTGGGTTACAGTTCGTAAGTATCCTGAGCAAGTTCTGTTGCTCGGAGAATCTGAAATCGCTACCATTGTTAATGGCCTGAAAGTTCAAACAGGTATTGAGTTTAATACAATGGTTGCCAAATCTCCCAGCGTAACTAAGAATCTCAAGGACAAAATCAAAACCGGCGGGGCCGATCTCTTTTAGGAACTGATATGTCTAACCCTAATTCCAATCTGGTTGTAGATGATATATCTTGGGATATTAGCAAGCTTGCCGCCGAACCCATAAAATCTGATCCACGCTATAGTGAAGTTGTGAATACAGCTTATGCAGATTTCTGGTTTTGGGGAGAGCCAAAAAGAAAAGATAAAGTTGCTGACAATGTGACTCATCCTTCCAAACTCCGCCAAATTGTTCTATCTATCATTGTAATCTGTAGGTACTGGAAGTCATGGACAAATATCCAGCGCCTTCAATAGAAGTAATTCTACCTCTTCTATATATCCTACATCCAATCTCCAACACAGATTATTCTCTTCTTCGCAAACAATTCTCCCCCGCCTGTACTGCATCACCGCAGATTTATTCTCCTCTAATCCAAATCACATTATCATGTCTACCACCAACTTGTCACCGGAGGACTTTCTTTCTGATCGACCAGTGGGTGAGTTGGTGTTTGGTATGGATGACTCTTCCGAATCAGAAACTTCTGACGGAGTTCATTTCAAAGAGGCCGGATATACAGGAACGATTGACTATCGCATTCGGCAACTCTCATATTCGTCGATCCTTACTTTGCACCAGTGTCCGCGAAAATTTCAGCTCTACAAACTCCGTACAACTCACAGAAGTGAAGAGCTTGAAAAGTCTACAATCACCTTTTCTTTTGGACATGTTGTAGGTGAAGCAATCCAAATGGTTTTTGAGGGCTTGCCAGAAGAGCAGATCATTTGGAAGATGTTTCGAGCATGGCGTGCGCCATTATTTGCAATAGATGAAAAGCTTAAGAAATCCTTCTGGACTGCAATCATTGCACTTCAGAAATTCATCTCTCTTCGTAAGCAAGGATTCTTAGATGAATACGATCTTGTTCACTACAATGGCCGCCCTGCTACTGAACTTTCTTTTGCTATTACTTTTCCTGATGGTTTTAGATTGCGTGGATTTGTTGATGCAGTGCTGGTTCACAAAGTTACGGGAAAGATCATTGTCCTGGAATGCAAAACAACTGGAGCAACTAATGTCCAGCCTGCAACGTACAAAAATAGCTCTCAAGCTATCGGTTATAGCATTGTTCTTGACGCAATCTTTCCAGCTCTTAGTGACTACGAAGTCCTCTATCTAGTATATCAAACCGGCTCACTAGAATTCACAACTCTGCCATTCAAGAAAGATTATCTACAACGGGCTCTTTGGATACGCGAATTGTTGTTGGAAATTGAGCGTATTAAAATGTACGAAGAGGCAGAAATCTATCCAATGCATGGTGAGTCGTGTTTCATGTTTGGGCGCGAATGTGAATATTATCAAACGTGTACTTTGTCAACTGCATATCTAACTAAACCGTGTACGCCCGCTGAAGAAGATACTTTAGATTATCAAGTGAATATTACATTGCTTGATTTGTTAGACGCACAAGCCCGAAAGGCAGGATTAACAGATGAAACGTTACCTACTGTTTGAATACAGTGATTATTATCCTTCAGGTGGAATGAATGATTATACTGGAGATTTTAATTCAGTTGAAGAAGCTAAGATTGCTGCGAAAAAATATGTAGATTGGGTTTCACAAATTGAACGCTTTGATGCAGATAATGTAGAAATTTATGATACTCAAGAAGCTAAATTTGTATTTACTTATACAAGGAAAGTTGTATGAAACTATCACAGAAAACAGCCTCTAAATCTCATAGAGTTCTTTTATTCGGTCCGCCAAAATCTGGTAAAACTCAGCTCGCTGGAGAACTTTCAAAGGAATTTAATCTCCTCTGGTTTGATTTGGAAAACGGTATTGACACACTAAAGAAGCTTCCTCAGGAACAACAGGATCGTATTGAAGTCCTCTCTATTCCTGACACTCGCTCTTTCCCAATTGCCATCCAAACACTTTTAAAGGTGATCCGTGGAACAAAATACTCTATTTGCGATACTCACGGTGTTATCGGTTGTTTGCATTGTACAAAATCTGGCGCTTCTTTTGTTAGTGTGGAACTCAACACTCTCTCGCTCGACACGATTGTTGTATTCGATAGCCTTACTCAGCTTACTAATTCTGCTATCGCACATATTACTAAAGATAAGCCAGAGGACTACAAGCTTCAACATGACGACTGGGGTAATCTTGGTAAGTTAATGGATGTATTCCTATCTCATGTGCAGCAAGCTGGATTCCATGTAGTTTGTATCAGTCACGAAACTGAAGCGGAGATGGAAGATGGTAAAAATAAGTTGGTTCCCACCGCTGGAACGCGAAACTTTTCTCGTAACTCAGCTAAATATTTTGACGAAGTCATTTATTGCGAAGTTAAAAACAGACGACACATTGCTGCATCTAGCACCTTATACAACGGGAACATACTTACTGGAAGCAGAACTGGAGCGGTGCTTGAAAACCAACAATCAGCCTCACTAATTCCAATTTTCAAAGGAGAGGTAATTCCTGAAAGTATTGTAAATACCGGTACGCCGGCCCAGACTGCAATGTCAGCCCTTGAGAAACTTAGAGCATCTCAAAAGTTAGGAGCAACAAAATGAGTTTTCACAAGTACAGAATTACAAATGGTGTGCAACTTATAGGTATTGCAGGGCACGCCGGAGCGGGAAAAGATACTGTAGCAGATTATATTTGCAAAGAGTATGACAACACATATCGAATGAGTTTTGCTGATCCATTAAAGAAAGCGGCTGCAAATGCATTCGGTATTCCAGAATTT